TGACCATCAGTGTAATAAGTTTTTTAACAGGAATACCAGTAAGTTCGTAGTAAGCAGAAGCATAGAACATTTCTTGAACGAAATAATTCTCCAACCACTTTTCAGGTTTAATTTTCTCTGAGGTTTTGAAATCAATGACTGCTAATTCTCCCTCATACTCTGCGATGCAGTCTACTCTTCCAGCTAACCCCAGGTATTCTGAGTAGAGGGTTCTTTCTATAGCGTGTATATTATTTATCTTGTCCAGATATGGTTTGGCATGATGAAACATAAACTGAGTTGCGGGTCGGAAGTTACTCCAATCCAACTCTTTGTTCTCAAGGTATGCTTGGGCTGCTTCGTGAAAGTCAGTGCCCCTTGCAGTTGCCTTCTTAGTGATACGATTTGCTTCCTCAATACCAACCCTTTCTCTCCACTTGGCAAAGATCTCTCTGTTGTAGAAAGAGGTTACTGAGGTGATAGAAGGAACCCACTCTCCATTCGGAAGATTATAGAGACGGATACCATTCTTTTCTTTTTTGTTTAATTCAAGATCACCAAGATAATTGTGATGAATAAAATTCATTTGTATAGGAAACTAAAAGGACACTTGTTCATACCAGTCTTGGCAAACAATTTTTTTCTCCAACTCTTTTCTTCATGGTCAACAACTTTCTTTTGATTATAAGCATCAACCATTTCAGTAATCTTATCCTCATTCATTTCTTGTTTCATGATAATATCTGAGTCTAAGTTTGGAGAATAAAAGGAGACCCTGAAAAGAGGATCTCCTTTTTTTATCTTAACTGGTTTTGTCTCATCAACAATTGTAATGGCAAGACTCATTGCTCTTGACCAGTTAGAAAGATTAAACCAACCAGGTACAGCAATAAAGTTATTGTTGTATGATGTCATTGGATGATCATTAAATTCAAACCAAACATCATCTTCATGTGTCCAAAATAAAAACTTTGGAAACCTGAGTTGTATTACTGGTTGAGGAGAGAAGATATGTTCTTCATCATATTCCAGTAGCTCTGGTTGATTACAATAGATTGTACTCTGTCCGTCTTTCCTACCAACTCTAAGATTAAAGTCAATAGGAGACATGCCTACAAAAGTTCTGTCGTGTTTATGAGTAAAAGCAGGACATCTTTTGTAGACATATCTTTCGTCGATCAATTCAGATTGTTTTACTAACTTATCGTCAGGAGTAAACAAACTTGCATAACGAATAACGACGGACATTATAGATTCATTTCCAGTTTAGCAAGTAGATATTCTTTAACAAGACCAGAGCGAACAATATCGTCCACTCCAAACTCAATAATATCAACCGATGGCATGACACGCAAGATCTTCATAAAATCTGCAATGCCATTCTTCTCAGCAGACTTAATAAGATCAGATTGTGTGGCATCACCACAGAACATAATCTTACTATTTTCACCTACCCTTGTGATTATACTATCAAGTTCGTGATAATTCAAGTTTTGGAATTCATCTACGATGATGATTGCATTATCCAGTGTAGTACCACGAATGAAACTTGTAGACCAAAAAGAAATTGTCCCTTGTGTTTTCAGATTTCCATACAACATCTCAAAATCAGATTCAGTCGGAAGTTCGAACATGAACTTCACCATGTTCTTATAAGGAATCTGATAGAGAGAAGATTTATCCTCATGGTCTCCAGGTAAGAAACCGATCTCTCTGGTAGCCACAAGAGACCTGACGATGTAAATCTTCTCATAAGGTGTCTTCATGTCAAAGACATCTCTGAGGGCATTGTAGAGGGTAATGAAGGTCTTTCCTGTACCAGCACAACCATATGCTACAAGGTTTTGATTGTTCTTGTAGCAACGGAAAAGTTCTTCTTGATTTTCTGTCAGAGGCTCAATGGTTTTCATCAAGTCTGAGTTAATTGGTTTCTTTCTTTTCATGGTTTTGTTGCTCATTCCAAATGGAACGATGGGGGACTGAGACTTTCTTTTTGCTGACATAAGTTTCAGATAGGGCGGACATTGGAACCAGGCATCTTCGATGCCTTTCGCAAGACATCGTTCCAGCCTGGGTGAGATTTCTTGAGTTTATCGTAAACCTCACCCACCTCTCCAAAGTTCGGCGCGTTTTCTGGCGTAAAATATCTTTCCCACTCTGGGTTATCTTCCTTCCACTGATCCCAATCGTGAACGCTCATCTTCACTTCTTTGGTTTCACCAGTCTCTTTGTGTCTTACTGGGTATGTTGCCATAAATTACCTATCCTTACAATTATTTATTAAACCCATTCCATTGCTTCAGCAACGGCAGGGAACTGTTCACAGAAGATTGCCTTTGCACCATTAGCAATATCCATGTGCTCCTTTTGAGTACCATGTCCAGAACGCAGATCAATATAATGGATCCATGAACGAACTGTACCGGTCATGTAGATTCTGGTGGGCGTGGCCAATGGGAGCACAAACCGAGCACACTCTTTTGCGATTCCCATATCAAGCATTGATTGATAAAGCACCATTGCCTCATCAAAATGCTTCTTCATTTTGATTTCAAATTCCTGTTGGACAAACGGGTCAACATCATCAATAGAATTCTGACGATTCTTGGTGTCTTGGCGGCGTAGTTCAGGTACAGGGATCGCCTCTGCGAGTAGGGAAGAATCAGCATAGCGTTGGGAAAATTCTTGATATGTAAAAGAACGATGCCGAAGCACTTGAGCCGCTATACCTCTGGTAGTATTAATCTCCAGAGTCATGCTTGCCTGCTCAAAGATACTCCAGTGCTGGTGCTTGATACAATACTTCAGCAAACCAGAGAAATTATCATTCTCTTGATTGGAAGGATTACTTACCCGAGCACAGTAAGCCATGTGCTTCTCTGCGTCAGGAGTAACACTAATGAGTTTAGTCAGGGTATCCATCATCATCTCCGTCATAAAATACTTCGTCGTAATCTGTAATATGTGGTGCGATCTCTTCGTAACTTATCTTATAAGAATCCACATCAGAATAAACTTCTGACTTTAAACATTCCACTAAGGATTCTAAATTTTTTACGATTAATTTTAGTTTTTCTTTATCCATAAGAAAGAATACTTTCAACTAATTTTACACAAAAAAAGAGAGGTCGTCAAGACCCCTCTGATTTAAATAGATTTTCAAACCACTCGTCCAAATGAACGAGATAACATGACCAGTAATTGCAACCCCTATATGTTAATTGATAACATGCTGGAGGTCTGTTGTCTTTATCCATGTCATCATAATGATAGACATAGTTATCCATTTTTTTACCCCTTTGCTGGGCAGTGACCTGCGGCACAAAGTTGAGCGGTGTGTAGTTTAGATTCCTTGACTTGCTTTGCCTTGATGACAGAGAGCCAATTTGTTTTAACTACTTTCTTCATTTTGCAACCTCCACTTTTTCCTCATGCTTGCAACCACGATAGGTTTCAAGAACGGTGTGGGTTTCAACTTCTCTCTTAGCATGGGGATCGTAAGATACACCACGATAAGAAGTATCGTTGCTGTAAAGGTTAAGAAGATTCATCGGTTTACTCCAAAGAAATGAGATGGTTAATCCCGTTCCTTCGGGCGGCGTTTGCGTTCGCTATTTGCGAATAGCGAATGAACGATCCGTTCCGCGTCGTCCTACTTGCGTCCAGTTTCCTGGATGAACGTGTGGTCATTATAGACCTTACAGACTATATAGTCAAGTTTTTTTGTAACATGTGTTACAATTTTTAGATGTAATCAAACCATCCTGTTGCGATATATTTTGTTTCGGTTTGACTTGTTATACCTCTATGACTGTGAGTAAAGTAAGCAGGCCATATCAGAGTGTCTCCAACTCTTGGTTGAAATTTTTTCTTTTGATTGGGGAACTCAGTATATCCACCATCATAAACATCATTCAAATAAATCATCCATGCTAACACCCTGTTATGATTCACCTTGCTGTGCTCTGAATGCTCAGCAAAATAACCCTCTCCTGGTTCATATCTTTGTATTTTAAACTCAGGGAATAACCCCCAAGCATCAAGCATATCAACTGAATAATATTCTCTCTGGTATTTCTTCACAGATGAAATAGCATAGTCTCCTACTACTTCAAATAACTTGGGAGCAATTTTTTCAGTAAGATATACCTCTGTACATTTTTTATATCGATGATCTATCTTACCGCGACCGAAGACTCCATCTTCATGCCATTCAGTGTTAAGTTCAAAATCATTAATGATAGCATCACATGTATCCTTTGGCATGTGTGCGCTATCACATAATATAAAATCTTCTATCACTCAAGTATACCATTCTCGTTCATGTATTGAAGAGTCTCCTTCAGGCTACCGATGTGCTTGGCACCAATAGCAACTTGAGGATATTCTGCTTCCTTACCAAACTCCTGCTCGAATGCTCTTTGAGTAAAGTGGCAGTCAAGTTTGTACTCATGACACTCGCCACCAAGATGTTTGAGCAAAGAGGCAACTCTCTCACACTCTTGACTACCATTAGTATAGATTACACATGTATTATCAATCACGTTGCCTCCAGTCGTCGGGTTTATCTTGTTGAAACCAATCTACAATCTCATCAGCACTACCAAATCCTGTTCTATGATTAGATGGATCGGGATCACCCAAACCCATCTTGTTCATAAAATCATCCATACTACCTTCTACCATATCGGGATTGGCAGCTTGGCGTCTTGCTTTGTTCAACCAATCACGAGCAGTGGTATGGGATTTAGCAAGTTTCTCTGCCCATATCATATCCGATATAGACACTTCCTCACCTTGAATAATACTTCTACAGATCTCCTCAAGGCGAAGACGATATGCGGTAGATAACATTAGGTTTCTGACAGATAGTTTTCTAATTGATTGATCCTTTGAAACTCAGCATATGCTGCTTCCGAACGAACATGAAGGATATTACGAATATCTTCCACGATAAATGTCGGATCAATACCATCGTCTAAGTATTTATCAATAGCTTCCTTAAGATAGCGATAACGATGCCACTCTTGGCTATAAGGTTTATACATGATAAAAGTGATAGATACTCAGATCATAGTACGTTTCAGGATGGTTGTCAACTCAATGGTTTGCCATTCTTATCAACCAATCCAAGTTTTTTGATATGTGAGATATTTGATCTTTGACCCTTTTTAATTTTTTTGTACTCTTTAATAATACGATCAATTTCTCTCTGAGAGACTTTGATTTTCAATTCATTGTCATCATCAACAGAAACAAATCCGAGACCTGCCTTCTTTGTTTCATCAATTGAATCGACATAATCATTGATGTTCTCTTGGATTTCGTCTCGGATCAGAGAGTTAATTTGTTCTCTAAGATCTTCTTCATTCATTTTCTTTTCTTGTCTTTCTTTGGTTTTTCTCCCCAGAGTTTTGGGTTGACAGTTCCATATCCGAAACCAATCTTTTGCACAGCACCTTTTCCATACCTATCATAGTACATATCAAAAAGTTTAGAAGTCTTAGAGCATCTTGTCAAATCAACATACTCTACCCCATCAACAATATACCAAATCAATCTGGCATCGTTTGGGAAAGACTTATCATTAGCCGCCTCGATTGTTGTTTTTTCAAGGAGGATCTGACACCCGTAATCAGATGGCGTGATTTGTTTTGAGTCTGATCCAAATTCCGCCATTTCTTTTTCCTGATCTACGGCAACTGTCATGAACGACCACCCCATTGAATATCTGGATATGCCTGGGCGACCACTTCATAGGTTATTTTATATTTAGATTGCAGTGCCTTGTCCTTGACCAGACACAGAATCTTTGCTTCTTCTGGGTGAAGACCTTCAAGAATTTGAATGAACATCGTTTCTCTACGCAAAGAAGAGATACTGTCATTACCACCTTTCACAAAATTATAAAGGTGCTTCCATTCACGACGGAGAGAAGTATGATCAGTTCCAACAGGAACTTCATTCTCTTTGTAAGGAACTTGACCTTCGGGAATCATAGAGATAACAGTGTCATCAAAGTTCCAGATAAAAAGTGCCTTCAAAGCATCGCTTTCATACTCTTGAAGAATTTCTACTTTCTTTGCTCTGGAACGTTGATTGCTTGCAAGTTCAAGAACCTCATGAATGAATGGGTTTGGTGGAAGTTTTACTTTACTCGTCGTCGTAGTCTTCGTCGGGCTCATAATCGTTTTCAAATCGTACTGCTAAAATTTCATCGGGGATAATGTTACCATTTTCATCAAACATCTCTGGATGAGTGTAAACTGGTTGAGTATTGTAGAAATGCTCTTTTGCTAACCATCCTACCACACCTCCCACAAAAAAGAACATAATTGAAACTAATGTTCCTATGGTCAGAGTTACTGCTAACATCTTTTTTTCTCCAGAGA